ACTGGAGCACATGATTTATCTTCAAATGCTACACAAGCAGAAGGTACTGATTATTCCGCTGGATATTGCAATCTCACGGCATTTAATTCAAATGGATTTACTGTAGGTTCAACATCTTCTACAAACATTATTAACAACTCTGGTGGCTCTTTTGTAGCATGGCAATGGCAAGCCGGACAAGGAACTAACAACACTAATACAAACGGAACTATCACATCTACAACTAGCGTAAATGCTACCGCTGGATTTAGTATTGTTACATTTAGCGTTCCCGGAAGTGGTACTTCAGATACTATTGGACACGGTCTTGGGGCAGTTCCACAGTTAATTATTACAAAATCGAGAAATAATGCTTACAGCTGGGCTACATATCATGTAAGTATTGGCAATGGTCAACGTGTTCTTTTAAACACAACTGATGCCGCTGCTTCTACTACTGCTTGGAATAGCACAACACCAACAAGCTCGGTATTTACTATTGGATCTTCAATTTACGGAAATGGCAACATGGTTGCATACTGCTGGGCTCCCGTAGCTGGCTTCTCACAGTTTGGTAGCTACACAGGTAATGGTTCAAGTGATGGTCCATTTGTGTACTTAGGATTTAGACCAAAATGGTTAATGATTAAGCGTACTGACGCAACACAAAACTGGACAATAGTAGACACATCAAGAGATACTTATAATGTTGCAAATCAAAGGTTATTTGCTAACTCTAGTAGTTCAGAAGACCAAGGCATTCCTAACTACGCAGACCTTCTTTCAAATGGATTTAAACTAAGAGACCCCAATGTCTCAGAAAACGCATCTGGTGGTACATACATCTACGCAGCCTTTGCCGAAAACCCTTTTAAATACGCTAACGCAAGATAGGAAACACAAACATGGCACACTTTGCTAAAGTTGAAAACAACCTCGTAACCCAAGTCATCGTCGCTGAGCCTGACTTCATTGCCACTGGTGCTTTAGGTGACCCAGCAAGCTGGGTACAGACCTCATACAACACCCGTGGTGGAGTTCACTACGGTGCTGACGGTCAGCCTGACAGCGAGCCAGCACTACACAAAAACTACGCCGGTATTGGCTACACCTTTGATGGTACAGGCTTTGCGGCACCACAGCCATTCGCATCTTGGACATTGAACCAAGACAGCTACCTCTGGGAGGCACCAGTCGCCTACCCAACAGACGGCAAGCAATATACTTGGAACGAAGAGACCAAGGCGTGGGATGCTGTAACTGAACCAACTCCAGCCTAAGAAAGATTAATCCGTGGACTTGCAATTTCTAATTAACACCATACTGCCACTCATCTGTGTGGTCATTGGATGGTTCTGCAAAGAGCTCTGGACTGCGGTCCAGTCTCTCAAAGAAGATGTTTCCGAATTACGAAATCACCTTGCTGACAACTATGTCAGAAAAGATGACTTTGCAAGTCGCTGGGATGAGGTACTCAAGGCGGTTCATCGCATTGAGGATAAGTTAGACGCACTAAGAGATAAGTAATGCGTAATGACAGACCCATTCGGAATAACACAGGGAGCAAAGACTCTCAGCGGTAGCCTTGACTCCGCCCGGCAAGGATCTAAACAACTAACCAAGTCCATCGAGGGCATCCAACAAGATGCCGCCGATGTGGCCCACCAAAAAGCCCAAGAGCGCCTACGTGCTCGCAGAGAGGCTGAATTTAAAAAAGAACACGCACTCATCAAGGCGCTAGATGAGTGGAAGCGTAAAAAACACATCTCCGACGAGGAGGCCAAACTCAAAATTGACTTTGTCAAAAAGTACGGAGCCAAGGAGTGGGAGGCGCTACTCAAAATTAAACTGGATATAGAGAATCTTGAACGAAAGAATAACGAAGAATTTCAACATGACCTTAGAGAGGTTAGAAGAGTGCAGTTCTACTGTTTTGCACTTGCTGCGCTCATTGCGTGGTATCTTACGTGGGGTATTAAATAAATGAACGATATTTTTAAACACATCTTAACTGGTAAAGATAATCAGACCCATGACATAGCCCGCTGGGCATGGATGCTGGGTTTCCTTTTAGTTGGCGCCTCAGCCATCTACCTAATCTACGTCGGCAAAGAGATCAGCCTGACCGAGCTCGCTGGTGCCCTAGGCATCGTCTCTGGCTCTGGCGCCGCTTCGGTTGCTGGTAAACAAATGTCTGGCGCGGAACCACAATAATGTTCCCCCTTGGAATAATTGAATATGTCAAAATTGCACTTTTTGCTCTGGCTGTTCTTGGGGCTGGCTATACTGGGTATAGCATTGAAGCTGGGCGCTTTGAGCGTTACAAAATGGAACAAGCGGCAGCAACTCAAAAAGCTCAAGAGCTACATCAGGTCGCCGCAGACGAAATAAGGAAAGACAAAGATGCTAAAATCGCTTCTATTAACAATCAGCTGCTCGATGCTGTTAGCCAGCTGCGTAGCCGTCCCAATCGCTCCCAAAGCGCCTCAAATGGATCGTGCGGAACTGGGGCAACCCTTTCTGCCGAGGATGCAGAATTTCTTGAGCGGGAGGCTGCCAGAGCAGACATCCTCAGAACAGGCCTCGAAGCCTGCTACGAACAATACGACTCGCTAAACAAATAAACCCCCAATTTGCGTATTAGTAGTACGGCGCAAAGTAAGGAGCAAAGATGAAAAAGTTGTTACCGATCCTTTTTTGGATCCTTGGCATTATCGCAGCAATACATATCACCAACCGCTATACCCATATTGAAGAGAATTTAATGGCAATCGCAGAATCTACATTAGACTTCATTACCAAAGAAGAAGGCTCCCGCAACAAGGCCTACAAGGACTCTAAAGGACTGCCTACCATTGGCGTGGGTCACCTCATTCGTCCAGCCGAACAACACCTACTTACCGCTACCCTATCCGATGATGAAGTCAAAGAGCTCCTCAGAAGCGATTTAAAGTGGTGTAGCGAGGCCGTTGAGAGTTCGGTGAAGGTATCCCTTACCCAGAACCAATTTGACGCCCTATACAGCCTCTGCTTCAATATTGGGGCATCTGCTTTTAAGAACTCTACCGTGGTTCGTAAAATCAACGAAAATGACCTCAAAGGGGCCGCTGACGCCATTTTGATGTGGAACAAACCCGCAGTCCTGCAAAAGCGCAGAGAACGCGAAAGAGCACTGTTTTTAGGGGCGTAAAAGCCCTTTTTAACGTATTAGTAGATATAAGGGCTGATCACCCATTTTAACCTCGAGGAATCCCATGGACGATTTTAAGTCAAACACTAAAATGCAATGCTTCAAAGAAGGTGGAAGCGTTCAGTATAAATCACGTCGCTCTGCTACTATGTCTGAATCTAAAGACATCGCAGAAGATAAAAAGATTGTTAAAAAAGCAATCGCCATGCACGATGCCCAAGAGCACAAGGGTGAAAAGACTGACCTCTCCAAACTCAAAAAAGGTGGTCGTTCTAAAAAGGCAGTCGGTACTGTTAAAAAATACAAAACTGGTGGCTCTGTAACTAACGTATACGAGGCCAAGAAGTCTTCTGGTGACAAGGACAACATCCGTAAAACTAAAGACATCAAACCTGGTAAAGCAGAGGCCCCTTCTCGTGCAGCTGTAAAGTCTAAAGACTTCGGTGCCAAGACTGTTGGTGCCTCTGGCCACAAAGACCCATACATCAAGAGCAAAGAATCCGGAAAATCTGCAAGCGCTCCGTCTGCTGCAGACTCATCAAAAAACTCTCCAGCAAAATTTTGCGGCGGTAAGTCTGTACGCAAGATGGCTAACGGCGGCAATCTTCCTGCCCCTACCCCAATGGCCCAGGCTGGTTCACAGCAGGCCGCTCTTCTCAATGCACTCCCAGGTAAGGCAAGCGAAATCGAACGCGCACAAATGGCCGCACGTGCACGTAATGCGCTTAAGTACCTAGGACCAGCACAACAGTCTGAGTTTGTTAACCAAGGCGGCATGAATCCAACTCCTAGCATACCAGCACAAAAGCGTGGTGGTAAGGTTAAAAAGGATTGCAAATAATGCCGATCAAATCTAAGGCCCAACAGGGCGCTATGTACGCCGCTGCGGCTGGCAAGTCAACTCTTGGTATCCCTAAAAAGGTAGGCAAAGAGTTTGTAAAGGCAGGCCCTGCATCATCTAAATTACCGAATAAAGTACCTAAAAAAGCCGCTGGCCGGGGACGTTAAATGGCGTATTCAAACACAACTGGTCAAACAAAAATCAATGTTGACCAGTTAATTTCTTTTGCGTTTCGTGATGCTGGTAAGATGGCAGAAGAAATTACGCCTGAGTATATTACCGCTGGTAAACAGGCGCTGTTTTACAATTTACAAAACCTATCTAATCTAGGTGTTAACCTTTGGCTCTTAGAGGACAAAGTTGTTGGTGCTCAGACTAACGAGCAGTGGATTACTCTACCATCAACAACGATTGATGTTAGAGAAGCAAACTGGGTATACATCGTAAACCCATCAATCTCTAGCGCACTGCCATTAGATAACGCTAATGCTCCTGCGTTGTTCAATCAAACAACCAACGCTGATTTAAACCTACACGCCACATCTACCCTTAGTGAAAACTATTTTGGCGCGGCGTATGGTCAGCAGACTCGTATATTCTATGTTGGCTTTAATGCCTATGCGCCGGCCGGTGCAGTAACATACAGCCTAGACTTAGAAGTTAGTAACGATGGTACTAACTGGAGTGTATGGGAGTCGTTTGAAGACACCACACTGACAGATCGTAACTGGGCATACTTTACCATCAATGCCACACAACAGTTCTATTACTATCGTCTTAAGAACCGCAACACAACCAGCACATTCGCATTACGTGCTATTCAGTTTGCGCAATCACAACAGGTTATTCCATTAGCACGTCTAAATCGTGATGACTACTGGAATCTACCAAACAAACAATTCCCAAGCCAACGTTCACTACAGTACTGGTATGATCGTCAGATCGAGCCAAAGATGTATCTATGGCCTGTACCAAACAACAACTACCAAGTATTTCAGTTAATCATTGAAAAACAAATGGAAGACGTTGGTACACTGACCAATGAAATCTATGTGCCAGATCGTTGGATTAACTCTGTTCAGGCCTCTTTATCTCATCGTCTTTCGATGCAAATACCTGGCGTTGATCAGACTCGTATTCAATACTTGGAGGGCTTGGCCGAGAAATACTTTATGCAAGCCAACAACGAAGAGCGTGATAAGTCACCTATCTACTTCCAACCTAACTTTAGTTACTACACACGATGAGCGTTATTCAGACCTACGATTCGCTGGTACTTAACATCCAGCAATATATGGAGCGTAACGATGCTGACTTCGTGGCGCAGATTCCCAACCTAATCGCGTTGGCTGAGTCTTCTATCGCCGCTGAGTTAAAGACATACATGCAACTAATCGTGGTCGAGACATCACTGGCGCAGAATCAAGAGGTACTAAACAAACCAGCAAGATGGCGTAAGACTGTTAGTATGAAGACTAACGGAACACCAATTTTATTACGTAGCCAGGATTATGTATCTCAGTATCTATCTGAATCAGATCCAGGTACACCAAAGTATTACGCTGATTATGACTACAACAACTGGAACTTTGCTCCTGTTCCAGATCAAGCCTATCCAGTAGAAATTATTTACTACGCAGAGATTCAGCCGCTTGATGCAACCAATCAACAAAATTTATGGACCGCTATTGCACCACAGGCAATGTTATTTGGTTCTTTGTTGCAAGCTCAGGGCTACTTAAAGGCACTGGATAAATTGCCTGTATGGAAACAATACTACACAGACGCAATTGCTGCGCTTAAGAAAGAAGATAACAGTCGCCGTGTCGACAGAAACGTATCGGTTCAGGAACCTTAATATATGACAACACCAGTCTACACATCGCCGTTTACCGGCACAGTTGTTACTCCAACGGATGTATCTTACTATGCCCTACCGTTTAGCTCTAACCAGCAACTTTACTGGCCCTCTACTGTTAACGGTCAGCAAGTTCCTGCTGCTCGTATTATGGATTGCGTTGCTAGTGTTGGTAGTTTATATATTGCGTTACCGGCTGCTGACCAAGGCACGGTCGGTGCTGACATTTTGTTTCGCAACCGTGGTGCGGTTGCATTTACAATTACAGACGCTACTGGCGGAGCATCGGTTAGCGTCCCAGCTGGTGTTTCTCTTTATTTTTACCTGTCTGACAATACTAGCAAGGCTGGCGTTTGGCAAAATGTAACCTTTGGTACTGGCACCTCTGCGGCTGATGCTGCTACATTGGCAGGTTATGGTCTGGCAGCTATTAATGGTAAATTGGCAACAACACAAAACGTTATTGACATTACCAGCACACCGTCTATTACAGACGCAAGCCGTGCCTCTACTTATGTATGGAACAGCGGCCTTGGTAATTTAAACTTACCAAACGTCTCGTCTATAACACCTGGTTGGTTTATTGGCTTTAGAAATTCTGGTAGTGGTGCACTTACTATCACCCCAGTATCGCCATCATTGATCAATGGCACTGTTTCTATTACTGCCAACCCAGGTGACTCTGGTTTTATTTTTTATGACCAGTCTACGGCTAACTTTGTTACTGTTGGTTTAACAGCGCCATCAAACGTTACCTTTACTGCAGAGACATTTGACGTTGATGCTATTGTTGGAGATACATTAAACTTGGTGTCTTTTGCGCCAATCATTCAGACATACATCTCCCAGTCCTCAGTAAGAACTACTACACTAAACGTAATATTGCCTGCCATTACCCAGATTTATGTTTTGGTAAATAATACTGGTGATTCACTTTATGATATTTCGTTTTCTATCACTGGTAGCTCACAACCACCATTGGTATTAGGTAACGGTGCAATTGCCACAGTGTTAAGTGATGGTGCAAACTTATATCCATTGACTCAATCATCAACAGGTCTATACTTTGCAGCTAACGGTAGCGCCGCCGCGCCATCGTTCTCATTTAATAATGACCACGCAACCGGTATGTACTTAGCTGGTACCAGCGTATTAGGTTTAGCTGCGCATGGTACTGAGATTATTAATATTGATGCCACTAATCTTTCAGCACCGCTAACTACAGTCACTGGTAAATTAGCAGCCACATTAACAGCAGTCTCTGGCGGAACATTTAGCTAATGGCTGACGGATCTTCAGAAAGCCTCACGCAGTATTCACAGATTTATGCACTAGCCATTCCGGCAGGCATAAAGCGTGATGGTACCATATTTCAGGCTGATCAATTTACCGACGGCACCTGGTGCCGTTTTCAACGTGGTGATGCGAAAAAAATAGGCGGATACCGCACGCTGTTTAACGGCGTGGCGGGTATCTATCGCGGTATGATTGCACAGCCATCCGGTGGTGTTAACTACATCTTTGCGGGTAACGCATTTGGATTAGAGGCCTTTAATACTAGCATTACATTTGCCACTGGTAGTGGTCCTTTTCCTGTTGAAATTTTACCAGGTACCGTTCGGTTTACTTTGGTCTCTCATACATCTCCAAGTTTTGTAATCGCTGGAGATGTAACCTCTCATTTTACTGCAGGCACAAAGGTAATCTTTGATCAAATAACGCCTGTCACCTATACTGTTTTATCCTCCTCTTATTCTTCACCAAACACCACAGTAACGTTAACAACTGCGTATACTGGCGCCACTTCTTATGTTTGGTTAAATGACGAAGATGTATTTTCTCCAGATTTAGTAGATGGCCCCTATCGTAATTTGTGGCAGTTTGATGCCCAGTTTAGTCCACAAAGTAATGTGCTATCTATTTTAGCTCATCCAGGTCTAAATTTAGTTAACATTGACAATGAACAAAAGACACAAGTCTTAGTAGGTAACGTTGTTCCTAACGCAAACAATAGCTGGTATTTTACTGGATTGTCTGATAGCGAAGGTCAAAACCCAACCTACACACCAATTAAGGTAGATGGTGGTGTTTGTGTATTGTATCCATTTATTTTTGTGTATGGATCTAATGGTTTTATTGCCAACAACAACGTAAGCTCAACTTATCTTGATAGAAACTTCTATGATTGGAATGGGTCATTAGCTAACCAAACCAACGTATCTTCATCCAAAGTCGTTAAGGGTGCCGTAATGCGTGGTGGTACTAACTCACCGTCTGGTTTGTTTTGGGCGACTGACTCTTTAATTCGTGTCACATTCACTGCCACGTCACCAGACTACTGGCGTTACGATATTATTTCTAGCCAAATCTCTATCATGTCCTCTAGTTCAGTGGTGGAGATGGATGGCGTGTATTTCTGGATGGGTGTTGACCGTTACTATTTATACAACGGCCAAGTACAAGTATTACCAAACGATAAGAACGTGAACTGGTTATTTGATAACCTTAACTACGAACAGCGTCAAAAGGTTTGGGCTACTAAGGTCCCACGCTATAATGAGATTTGGTTCTTTTATCCACGTGGTACCAACACAGAGTGTACCGATGCTATTATCTACAACGTAAAAGACAAGCTCTGGTACGATGCGGGTGAGGCAGAAGGCGCTCGTCGTTCTTGTGGTTATACCACTGAATTGTTTCCGACACCTATCTGGGCTGATTGGCAATATGAAATAACATATAACAATCCTATTACTGTAATTAATCATCCTGCCAGTTTATCTGCCCCGGCAGCAAATCAATTTTATGCCTCTGGTGATATTACTCCAGAATTATCCCCTGGAGATTATTTCTCATTATCTAATGTACCTGGTGATGCAGTTTATCAGGTGGTTACCTCTAACCATATCTACAATACAACAATCGGGACACCGGGTGTTACATTAATAACTGCATCGACTGATTTTACAATTACACCTATCGCTGGTGCTTTAGTATATCCATTTGTTGGTGGTTATAATATTTGGCAACATGAATTTGGTTACAACAAGATTGCACTAAACGGTGAGTTTGCTGTGTACTCCAGTATTACTACCAGTGACATTAGCTGGCTGACTGGTAATCCCAGCGGAGATAATTTGATTGGTGTTAATCGCCGTATGCACTTACGTCGTGTTGAGCCTAACTTTTTACAGTCTGGTACTATGGCGATGACTATCTTGGGTCGTAAATTTGCTGGTGGTCAAAATGAAGAAAACTCTGGACCATATTATTTTACCCAAGAGACTGGTAAGATTGATTTGCGTGTAGAGTATCGCTTGGTTCGCTTACAGTTTGAATCAAATGAAATTAATGGTAACTATGAGATGGGTCGTAATCTGATTACTGCAGAGTACGGCGACGAGCGTCCATGACGACCAATGTGCAGTTTTTTCCTTATGCTCCAGATTATATGAGTTGGGAAGACTGGAACGGTAATCTGCTAGTATTTTATTCAGAAAACCCTATTCCATTTCATCCGGAAGAAGACTGGATGATGACGGCAAATGCCTTGGCTGGGCTGTCTACATTCTCAAAATACCCAGTCCCAACGCCAGAAACCTTTCCGGACTGGCAAAGCTGGGCCAAGGAATTTACCTTAATAATCAATGGGACAACACAATAATTTAGGCCAGAAAAGCCAAAAAGCGCGTATTAGTGTATATAGGAACATCTTAAATTAGGAGCAATAAAATGCACGGATTACAAACAATGAAGTACCTCAATGAGCAAGCTGCTGCACAGGCTATTTTGGCTAAGCATGAAAAGGTTGAGATTGATCCAGCCTTTGAAAAAGCTGTTCAGGAAGCATTGGCAGCCAAAGCTAAATCTATTGCAGAGTGACAGATCAAGAGCAATACGTCTACGACCTATACACTAGTGTTTTAGGTAGGGCTCCTGATCCACAAGGATTTGCTGATAATCTAGCAGCCTTACAATCAGGAGCTGTTGACGCGTCCACCTTGGCCGCAGACTTTGCTAATAGTGCCGAGGCACAAAGTAATAACATTCCAGCGGCTCAAGAACAAGCCGCCGCACAACAAGTAGCTCAGTCTGCTCCCCCAAGTGTAAGTGATGGGGGTGGTGGCGGTGGATCTGCTCCTGCAGCAAGTACAGATCCAAATGCAGTTATTGCGCAGATTTATCAATCAGTACTAGGACGTGCTCCAGATCCAGGGGCATCAGGTTGGGTACAAGATATTGCCAACGGTGCAGACCCAGCAGTTATAGCACAACAAATTGCTAATTCTTCTGAGGGTAAGGCGTATGCTGCAGCAAATCCTACTAACGCAGGAATGCAGCAATCAGTTATTAATAACATTGATAACCCAAATGCTACTCCGGCTCAAAAAAATCCGGATATACAAAGTTTAAATTTAGATCAAACAACAGCACAGTCTTTGTATGATTTAAAAACAAGTAACCCAACACAATATTATCAACAGCTGGCTTCCCAATTGGGTGACCAGCTGTATAGTAATTATACCGGCAATCAAAATTATGATCAGGTATATAACCAGTTACAAAGTCTTAAGTCCGTAGCTCCCGATGCGTATTATAACGCACAGCTTAAGTTTTTAGGCCAACAAATGGGTTGGGAGATAGGACAGGGTACTAGCCAAAATAATGCTCCTGTACAAAAAGAGCTTCAAAGTTTAGTACCACAAGCTATGGCTTCTGGCATGACCGCAAGTCAAATTAACAATATTGTTAATAGCAACGTCTCAAGTGCTGCATCTCAAAACCAGCAACGAATAGCTAGTCAACAAGATAGTGGTTTTGGTTCTATGGTTATGCCAATCGCTTTGGCTGCTCTTACTGTTGCGACGGCGGGTGCGGCAGCTCCGGCATTGGGCGCTGCTTTGGTGGAGGCTGGTGTAAGCGCTGCGTTGGCCCCTACATTAGCTACAGCATTAACTGCATCAGCGGCTAATGCAACTATGGCCGCAGTTACCGGTGGTAACGTTAGCCAGGCGGCTATCAAGGGTGCTATCGGTGGTGCTGTTGGTGCAAACTCTGCGGACATTGCGGCAAACATTGTTGGTGGTGGTGATGCAATCGCTGGTATGGCTAAGATTGCTGAAGTTGCGCAAGCTACTGGACAAACTACTACACAGGTTGCAAACTTACTTACTAACTCAATTACCACAACACTAAATGCTGCGGCAAGTGGTAATGTAGATGGAAGCCTAGTAAGTAAACTTGCAACTAATTTAGCGGCATCGGTTGGTGGCAATTTGGCTGCCAACTTAACAAACAATATAACTGACAATCAGTTAGGCGCTGCAGCAAAAGCTGTTGGTGGTATAACTCAGATTGCAACAACTGCCGCCTTAAACGGCAAAGATATTAACACAGCGATTACCAATAACATTCCACAAATTATTGGTAATCAAGCTGGTTCTGCTATTGGTAGCGCAATTAAAGGCGCTGCGACCGGTACATCAACACCAACAACAAAAGATTCATTTACACAGGCTGCTTTAAGTTTAGGGTACTCACAAGATCAGATTGATAGCTATTTAAAGAATCAAACTGTTCCTACAAGCGGCGGTGGTGTACAAGTGGCTGGTGGAACAACTGCTACCGATGTTGCACCAACAAGCACAGAAACTGCGCTTAAGTTAGCAGGATCACCACAGGGTTCTGTTACAGTACAACAGGCTCCACAAATTCCAACTGACTCGCAAGGTAATATATACCTTAAACAGCCAGACGGAACTTATCAGATTATGGATCCTAATAATAAAATTATTGGAACATCTGATACAGCTCCTACAGATGCTACAACTGCATCTAGTGCAGCACCGGCTACAGATTCAGAGCAAAATATTTTAGATGCTATTTGGAAAAGCGTTAATACTCCAGTTAGCACAACCGGAACATCAACCGTAGTAGGTACAGGAACCGGTGGTGGTGCAACAACTACCACAGGTACTGGCGGTGCAACTTCTGGCACAGGTACTGGTGGTACTGGTACTGGCGGTACTGGTACTGGTACCGGTAGTGGTACAGGAACAGGTGGTATAGGAATTAGTAGTACAGGTACAGGAACTAGCGGTACTGGTGGTACTGGAACGAGTACAAAAACAACCACCACAAAGACAACTACAACGGGTGGTACAACAGCAGCAGCCACCCCTATACTTTCTACCATACCGGCACTATATGCCGATACAGGTATTCAAGATTTAAAACCTGGATTAGTTCAGGGATCAGCTTTTAAGTTTGCAAACGAACCAACATTTTCAGAGCAGGTAAATCAAGTGCCAGTCACACAACCATACGATTATTCAGGACAGATTTTAAACGCTGCCTCTGGTGGTTCTACAACCACGTCTGACATTGCAGACTTGGCTCCCGGAATTGCTAAAGGTAAAGCATTTACTTTTGCAAACTCACCAAAATTTGTTTCTGCATTAAATCAAATTACTACACCAAACCCAACTGATTATACACAGCAAATTTTAAATGCAGCTCAGGGTGGTTTAGTTGGTGCCTATGCAGAGGGTGGACAACCTACTGAAGAGCCAAGCCCAGCATTAAGACCACAATTACTTCATGGTCATCAGTTACAACCAATGGGTCATTTCCAAGGTGCACACTTTGCTGGTTACCAACCAAAGCAATACGCTGTTGGTGGTGATGTTGAACAAGAACACAACCCAGAATTTTTTAGCGTTGGTGGTTTAGAGTCAATCGAAAACAAATACGTTAAGGGTGCTGGTGATGGTACTAGCGATAGCGTACCAGCGATGCTTGCCAACGGTGAGTTTGTTATTCCGGCTGATGTAGTATCTAAACTAGGTAACGGAAGCAATGACGCTGGTGCTGATGTATTAGATAAATTCTTAGTTTCAATTCGTGAACACGCACAAGATCACGACCCCAAAAAATTACCGCCCGAAAGCAAGGGCCCTCTCACATATTTATTAGACGCAAAACGTAAGGTAGGCTAATCATGGCTGGATTAAATAATTTATTATCCGACGCACAAACCACAACAACAACGCTACCGTCATGGTATGATACCGCGCAACAGAACATTGTAAATCAAGGTCAGCAAGCCTTTACCGCGGCCCCACAGTTTAGTCAAACTACTGGACAGCAAGCTGTAAATACACTACAAGGCCCAGCTAATCCTTTTACACAAGCTCAAAACACTTTACAACAAATCTCTTCTGGCGCCGCTAATCCTTGGATTACCGATGCCTCTGGTAACGTAACACCAAATACCAACACAGCCATGGGCGGTTTGTTTGCCGCTCAGCAACAACAATTAAATCAATTACTACCAAACTATACTGCTCCTGTAGAGGGTGCTAATATTGGTTCTGGTAACTTTGGCAGCCTACGTGGTATGACTGCGGTAGACAAGGCCAAGGCCGATGCGTTTGCTAACCTTAACGCACAACAACTACAAGCCGCATTGACTAACCAACAAACAGGTTCTACAGCCGCGGCTAACTTAGGTAGCGTTGGCTCACAAGGTATCACTTCAGAGATGAACGTTGGTACAGCACAACAAAACGCACCATATCAAAACATTGGTAACTTGGCTACATTGCTTGGTACTATCCAGGCCCCTACAACCGTATCAAGCCAAAAACAAATGTCTCCATTAACACAAGCTGCTACCTTGGCAAATACACTACAAGGCACTGGCGTTGCTGGTGGTTTAGCTACATTGTTTACTGGTACTCCAGCTAAAGCGGCTGTTGGCACACCAGGTCAACCTGGATACCAACCAGCGGTTGCAGCAACGCCTGGAATATTTAGTGGATTACAAAGTCTGTTTAGCAGCAATCCAACTTCAACAGATACAAGTGGAACAACTAGCAGCACAGACTCTTCTGGTAACAGCACTGTTACCCTCAATAATGGTGATGGTTCAGTGAGCACAAGTGTCCCTATTAGTGATCCGTACACAGTCGATACCGGGGCCGGTAATGTTCCAATTGATCCTACCGCATCAATTGACAATACAGCACAATAAGGTAAATTATGGCACTAGAGACTATTAGCACTACTCCTGAAGCAGCGGACGCTGGTGAAGTTACCGTAAAGGCGCCACAGACAAAAGGTGGTCTGAGCCTGCAGGGTAACATTGCGTTAGACCCAACACAGACAGAACAAATTTTGCAGAACATGCAAAAGATCATTGACGAGCGTGAGAGCCCATTATCTAGGATCGCTAGTGGTCTTAGCAAAGGTATGGCCACCGCTTATGGTCCTTCTGCATTGGCTGCCTTTGAGCGTGAGAAGATGCTACAAGATAAAGAGACGATGGACTATCGTACTCAGATGGCCGCATACCGCGCCGCTCAATCACAAGCCGCTGAGGATGCAAAACGTTATACTTCATTAACTCCAGGTGCTGCTCCTGCGGGTGGTGCTCCTGCCGCTGGTGGTGTAATGGACCCTAGTGGTATCTTGATTCCAGAGTCTCAATTAGCACGCGAGGCAACACTGCGTACTAATGCTGAAAAATTAGCAGCACGTCAAGATTTTTTAAAGACCTACACCAACGAAGCAATTAAGAAACAAAATGCTCCAGCGTTGGCTGACGTGGTTGATATCTATGTTCCAGGTCAAGGTAACGTACAGATGACCAAAGGAATGGCTGAGCAATACCTCAACAAGATTCCTAGTCTTAAGGCTATTGTAAATGGTCAACAAGTTCCTGCAGCTCAAGTTCTAAGAGCGGCACCAGCTGATACTACTGCAAAGGTAGCAATGCCTAAGACTGAAGTTCCATTAGAAGGATTGCCTACTCCGTTCTATGCACAAGAAAGCTCTTCTGGTAAAGCAGATACAAGCAAACCTGGTGTACAAGGCGCACAGGGTCCTATGCAGGTCACCAAAGATACATTTGATACCTACAAGAAAAAAGGTATCATTCCTGCAAGCTATGATCTCAATGATCCTAACCATGCGCTTGCCTCTGGTATTTTAATTCTTAATGACTTACATAAAAAACATGGTCAAGACGTTAATAAAATTGCTGCTGAATACTTTGGTGGCCCTGGCGCTATCAACGACGATGGTTCTATTAACGTCGGTCGTGTTGATGCAAGCGGCAAAACTGTTGGCTCTTATGTAAACGATATTCGTAGACGCATGAACTTGCCTCCTGTTGATTTTGCTGCAGCTCCAGCTACAACAGCAACAACTGCGGCGGCTGCTCCGGCAACTCGCGCTGAATATGAGCAACAACAAAAAGAACAAGGCGATATTATTGCCTCACGTGTCAAAGAAGGTGAAGCTAAACGTGCTGAAGTATTATCCTCACGTGAACAATCTATTGAGACAGGTAACGCTTTAAACCGTATTGAGTCTACACTAAATACACCAGAGGGTGTTAAGGCAGTCGGTGTATTTGCCAAGCCTGGTGTTATCTCTATGTTTGGTAAGATTCTACAAAACGGTATTCAGGCCGGTAACTTTGGTGCTGTGTCATTTAAAGACTTGGACGAAGCTATTCGTGTTGGCGGTGGTGATCAGAAGACTATTGACGCCGCACAAAAACTGGCGCGTGACTTTGCCCAGATGCAATTGAATATCGCTAAGCGTGACCTCAAAGGCCAAGGCGCTGTATCTGATAACGAGCGTGCAATTGTTGCTAAAGTAACTGGTAGCACAGCCAACTCACCAGAGGTATTAAAAGACTTCGTGCGTTGGAATAAGACTCGTAACGACTTTGATAAATCTGTTGGTGACGCCTTACAAGGTTGGGAAGAAAAACATCCTAATCAATCGTTTACTAAGTTTAAAGAATCAGCTGAATACAAGAAACTCGAGTATGATTACATTGCTAAGACCAATGCGATGGCTGCTAAGATGGGTCTTACTGGTGGTGGCGCCCCTAAAGGCGTAGACAAAACAGACGAATATCTAAAGCAGTATCTTAAACCAAAGGGCATAGTATAATGGATGGTTTATTAGAAGACCAACTGGCAGACACTAGAGAGGCGTTTAAAAACGCACATGAGGCTGGTAACAAAGAAGCGGCCCAAGCACTAGCACAACGTATATTTGAGTTAGAGACACAAGTCAATGCACTTAAAAAAGCTGAAGAAGAATCTGCAACTACACAAACTGGTTGGAAGAGCCCTGCCGCTGCCGCTGGTGTTGGTGCTACTGTTGGCGCTGTAGCTAATCCATTACGTGGCGCTGTGCATGATGTTATTACACCAACTGCTCCTAAAGCTGCCCCAGTATCTGCTGGTCCTGCTCCAGGTACTTTTGGTGGACAGGATTGGACTAAGGCATTAACTGGCGTTGATGTTCCTGGTGCACAAATGAACAAGGCCAGCCTAGATGTTGGTCAAAGAATGGCCGAGACTGTAGGCCGTGGTGGTCCTTTAGCTGGCGGTTCTATTAGCCCTGGTGGTATTTTATTAGGGCCAGAGATTGGTGCCAAGCCTCCTGTTGTTACGACGCCCACAATGGCACAAAAAACTGCCCAGACAGGTAAGAACCTTTTACAAAGTTTTGTTGCCGATCACCAGCCTACTCGTCCGATGGATATTGTTAAGGGTGGCACACGTGGTGCCTTGACCGGTGCCTCTTTGGCCGATGTACCACAGCAAATGGCACAAGGTAATTATGGCACCGCCGTTTCTGATGTTGGTATTGCCAGCGGAAATGTTTTACATGGTCTGGCAAGAACACCAAAAGGCAAAGCATTGGGTGCTTTATTGGGTTTAGGTTCTGGTGTAACCAGAGCATACCAAGGTGTTAATGAATTAATGCCTGAAGAACAAAAAGCGGATGGTGGTATGGTACACATGGCCGGCGGTGGTGCACTAACAAATGCACTAACTCAAACTGCAGTAAACGCCCCATTCATTGCACCAACTAGCGTAGGTATTGCTAAGAATGTTGCCAAGGGCGCGTATGCTCCGGCTATTGAAGATGCGGCTGGTTTAGCTTTATCTATGGCTCCCTTAAATCCATTGACTGCCGCCATGAGCTTAATGGTCCCTGGTGAGGCTGGCGCTGGTTCTACTGTTGATGAGTGGAACGCCAGAAAAGCTGCTGAGCGTGCTGCAATGGAAAGAGCGCAACGCCAATATGAACACGAACAATTTATGCACCAAAAAGTTGGTGTCAATGCTCCTAAATTTTTAGAGCAATATCAAGCTAAAATTCGTGGATTTGCTCCGGGTGGTAGTGTAGCAAAAAAGGCGGCTAGTCTGTGGGAAAAATATGGTTACAATCCTGCAAAGATTGCACAAGATTATCCACAGACACTACACCCTAAATTAGCTTTTGATGAAGAAAAACAAAAGTTCTTTGCCCAAAAAGTAAATTCACCAGAGGCCGAGGCTGTACAAAAAGCTAGAAAATCCGCACAATCTGAAATCAATAAAGGCAACTATGAGCCATTCTTTGATGTAAATAAGCGTCACTATGTTGACCCAAGTCTATATCCATTACCAGACAGGACAAGTGAATTGGCCTTACCAAAGACTTCTAAGTCAATGGAGAAGTATATTGCTCAAGCTCAAAATCCAGCCGCGCTACAAAAGTGGCGTGAGGGATTTGAAAAAGGTAGTCAACATCCAGACGCAAAAGACTGGTATGCTATGGGTCAATTACATGATGAGTTTGTTAAAGAGTTAGGTCCTGTTGAGGGAGTTAAACAATTTAAGGCTCGCTTTGCTGATCCTATGGGTGCAACCACTGGTGGATCTAATCCATCATCTAATTTGATGACTGCAGCATACGCAAACTTTATGAAAGAAAAAGGTTTGCCTGTTCCAGAGAACGCATTTGAAGTACCATTTCCAATTGGTGGTCGCTTCTTAAGTGGTAACTTGGATCAAGCACGTAAGTTGCATGAGGCCGGTACGCTGACTGTTGACACACCAAAGCGTTATAACTTCTCATCTAATTTCTTAGGCCACAGAGATCGTCCTACACTAGATGAGCAGATGATGGGTGCGTATGGTAAGACTGCACCGGAAGATATTGCTTATGGTTTGTACGAAAAAGAGTTAAACAAATTAGCTCAAGAGTACGGTGTCAATCCTGTTAACTTCCAAGACGTTACTTGGGCTGGTATGAAAGGCTACGAGGGTAAGCCAATGATGCAAGAGATCAATGAGATGATTGCACGTACAAGTAAAATAACTGGACAATCACCACAAGAAGTATTAAAAGGATTTATCCGCGCAGATAAGCCAATGTATGGCGTTGCCGGATTGGGTGGTCTGTCACAACTACCAGAAGACGAAGAAAAGCAATAACATGCCAAGAAAGTTCCCCACTGTGCCTACTATGGCAGAGATGAAAGCATTCCTTGATCGTGCTAAAGGATACCAGGAGCAGTTTACTCCTGGTTTTTACCATGGTAGTCCATCAAATAAAATTAAGGCGTTTGATCCTACTAAGGCAAATAAAGATGAATTACTTGTGACTCCCGGAATGACATTTGTCACACCTGATCCTAAATTTGCTCATTCTTTTATGCCCATAACACCGACTAATGATTTAAAAGCTCCGGACAAATACCGCACAGGTGCTACAATTTATCCAGTTAATGTCAATTTTGGAAAACATCTTGATCCTGACACGCCGGAAGGTGAAAATTTTATTAGAGAATTTGTAAAAAATAGACCTAAATCTGAAAAATGGGATGTTGAGGCATTTTTTGACCCTAATCATAACTATACATCGATGGAGGCTCCAAGTTTTGTTGATGCTGTTAAGACTGCCGGTTATGATACTTTTGCGGTAAATGAAGGTGGTGTTAAAAACGTTGGTATCTTTGACCCTAAAAATATCCGCGGTAAGTTTGCTAATTACAATCCAGACGAGGCAATGAACCCAGACTTTATGAAGGCCGAGGGTGGTGCTGTTGAGCATTTTGAGGTCGGCGGTAAAGTTGGTTTTGCTTTAGATTTAGCTAAAAAAATTGCCCCTAAGTTTGATATAAATGCTGTTCAAAATATGCCGGTTGGTTCTGCAGCAAAACAAATTCCGGTAGCAAAAGCATTTCAAATGCTATCGTCTGAAAATGTAGACCCAGCGATTAAGAGTAAAATATTTCAGGACTATGTCTCTAAGCATCCAAGTTTAATTAAAAAATCTGGTGCCACAAATTACGACGAGCTTACACAGGCCGCGTATGAAAAAATGGTCAAGGAAACAAAAGACCAATATGATCTTATGACCGGCTCAGGTATCAAAATAGATTGGGATCCCACTGGAGCAAAGTCATATAAAAATTCAGCTGAGATGTTAAAAGACGCAGCTGAAAACAAACACCTTACTGTGTTCCAGGGTGGTGAGCCACATCCTCTTATTCCTGGTAAATCAAATGAACAGTTTAGGGCCGTACATGATTACTTTGGTCATGGCACTACAGGATCATCCTTTGGTCCTAAGGGTGAAGAGTTAGCCTACGGAGCACACTCACAGATGTATTCTCCTTTGGCTAGACTTGCCGCTGCTACAGAGACAAGAGGCCAAAACTCTTTTGTTAATTACTCTGGTATAAATGACGAGCTGATTAAAAAGATGAATGAGGCCCGTGCCGGAGGCGCCAGTCCAGAAGAGCTGCAACAGCTTGGTCAGCAGTGGCAATACGCTCCACAAAAAGGTTTGATTTTACCAGCTGAACAGGTTGACATTAACTACAAAGGTTACTCTGCTGGTGGTGAGATTATCAAACAGGCACTACAGCACGCTAAGCAAATTCCGTTCGTGCACTTTTCTAAAGCTGAAAATATCTCACGCTTAGAGCCTGCTATGTATGGAACAGGCATCAAGGGCGCTGAGGGTGTACGCCTACAAGACGCACCAGATATTAAACCGCGTTCATATTTTTATGTTGATAGGCCAGATGTTCGCCCAGAGCAGGGACTAGGAAGTGTTAAGTATAGCGGTGTATCGCAGGCAAGCTATCCTCTGCATGAGGACCCCGCTGGATACTATAAGCTGGCCAAGGAATTGGCTAAAGACCCATATTTTGCTAAACAGGGCGTTGAGATTATTGACCGTCCTAAAATGTTAAACGAAGTAGAGCGTGCAATTAAAAATGCAGGCTACACAGGATACCATACTGATGATGCTGGTATCCTGTTTCACCCGACTGACGTCACTAGAGCCGCAGATTAATTACTTTCTGTAACGCTTGCCAAACCATCCCTCCGCAGCAAGAGGAAAATCCGAAGCCCACGATGGAGCTGTTGTCATTATTTTAATTACATCCTCTAATGCGGCCTCCGAATTTTCTTCTGTTACTTCTAAAAGGACTTCATCGTGGATCAAGTTGATCACCTCGTAACCGGCTTTCTCAAGGTTAAGCATAGCCACGGCAAGACAATCTCTAGCGGTACCCTGTACAGCGGATTGAAAGATAGAACTACCAATCAAGGCGTTCCTGCTCCACTGCCGAGTGTAAGTGTTTTGGCTGTGGACAGTGACGCCAGTCTTCTGACTCCCCCATGGTGTGGTGAGCAGCTCGAGCTGTGGCCTCTGCCAGCAGATAAGGCGCCCTGATGGTAATTGCATCCACAGAGCATTTTTGGCAACCTTTAAAACGAGCCGATCTCCGGCACGAAAAGGGTTTCCGGGATTCTGTGTTGCAAGAATCGCAGCGGTCTCGCATTGCGCCCATAGCTCCTTCACACGCGAGTAGGAGGCTCGATAATTATCTACTGCATTCTTTGCCTGTCCTTCTGATAGCTTGACTCCCATCCCCTCAGCATATTTGACAAGACCCTTAGCTCCTTGGCCAAACATCGCACCGAGGACCGCAGACTTACTAATTTGTCTCTGATCTTTTGTGACCTCATCGTATGGTACACGATACAGGCTCTCAGAGGCGAAAACTTTATACTCATCTAATCCCTTTCTAAATAGTTCTACTTTGTCTTTTTGACCTGCAAGATAAACGCCAACTCGGTTTTCAATTGAGCTAAAATCCACATCAACGAAGGTTTTGCCTTCCGGAGCTCGGATTGCACTTCTGACCAAGCTACTGAGTTCCGCCATTGTAACGGGCTTACTTGTGCTTTGCTTCTCTCGGCTAATTGCCGCTCCATCTCCTCCACCAAATACGCGTGGTATAGCTTGTTCAATCTCATCATCGCTAATCGTCGGCCTGGCAATATTCTGTAAGTTAAGTCCACCACGGCTCGCCCAGCGGCCGGTACTAGCGCCATGATATACCAGTGTATTCCTAATTTTTCCATCTCGTTGTATCTCCAACATCTTAGCGTACTTAGCCACGCTAGTTTGGCTTCCTTCTTGCCTAAGCTCCAGCGCTTTTTTTACGCGCGTAGGAATGCTGCACTGCAGCATTTTTGAAACGGTCTCAGCGGTCAGATCCTCTAATTGCTTGTACCCCATCGCTAATAAACACTTGTTAATCCAGTCTAGCAGTTTAGCCCTCTCAGAAGGCTTAAAACCGGTCAAGGAGACGCATTCAGCATCGATTGAGGCCTGAGCATAATTGACTGCCTTTACGGCGTTCTGGAGCTCGTTAGGATCCACTGGGACACCACGCAGGTTGATCCGTTGAGTAAGCTCCCAAATTTGCTGTTCATTAGCGGAGAGCGGGCGGAGAAGTTGGACAATTGCCATCTCAGTTCTAACGTCCTGGGAACAGTACTCAAATAATTCGGCAAGTAATTGCGGGTCATTTTCAAACACTCCTTTACGATTTGGTTTACATAGCTTTTGGATTAAATAGCGACCCCTTGTGTCTTTCTGATGAGTCGCATCCATAAAGATAGACGCATCACCAAGAGACTGGGGGATGTTATTTGCCGCTGCAATTGCCATAGAGTCAATGCACTGCTCTAGTTTGAGTGGTGGCCAGCCGTACTTAGGCACACAGACACAATTCCACAAAGCATACTCAAACATGGCGTTCCATGCCTGGATTTTGCCACCCATGCGAACGTGGTCTAAAAAATCTTCTTCGGGGTATAAATCGTGCGGTGATGAAACATGCACATTGTCAGGTTGGGTGCCGAACGCAATACACAACACTTCTGTGCTGGGGTCGTTGGCGTAGATGTCAAGACCTTGGTCTTTTAATTCGATGGTGCTACGTGTTTCAAAGTCAATGCTGTAAATCATAATATGCTCCTATGGCAAGCCAACGTATTGGCGGTTGTGGGTGCCGGCTGTGTAACCGCAGGCCGGCGCTACGATGTTCAATCCCCGTTACACTGGGGTTCGGAGTAAAGCAAAATTATACCTCACAAACTCCAGCGCTGCAAGCTAGCTGCTGCGCGCCTTCGACGTTGTCGGTTTCTTCTTTGAACTCTTCCCAGTTGATGTGGGGGAGGCTGGCTTTGAGCTCTTTGTACTCTTCTTCGGTGCACTCTTCGTAAGGGGCTTGTCTGTAGGTTCCGCCGTCGTACGGGAGATAGCTGACTCCGCTGATTTCCCCAAAGTGCTCCCATGTCCATGCTCCAACAGTTGGCCAATCTTTTTCTGCAACTGAAATAGTAACGGATGGCTTATGTTCACACCAGTGTCGTTGGTATGTAAGCCATAGTTCAAGATGGCTAATAGGAGTAACGTCTGCTCTTGTAATTCCGGCGGGTGCTTTAATAGGAAAGCTAAACACCACCGTCTGATCAGGTTTATAAACGCATGCTTCATTTGGTACTCCTTGTTGAATTAAGAACTGTGTTAGAGGGTCTTTCTTATCTCCACGCACTCTGCGGATATAGAACTTGCTATGTCTTGGATGGATACCAGAAGCGCTGTCAACGAGTTGGGACACGGTTCCTGATGGTTTGACACATGTGATTGCAGCAGACTTAGGAATGTTAAGCAACGCCGCATACTCTTCATTCGCTGCTCTAGCTGCTTCTCTGAGCTCTGATAGTAACTCATTTAATTCCTCTCCTTGTGTACACAAGAGTTTGTTGTCGTATATTCCGGTAAGTGATACGCCCAGTAAACGTTCTTCTTCCGTATTGCGTTGCCACACTTTTCGTAAATACGGAAACTTAGTAAACGTAGATTGAATAGTACCCAAAATCGCAGCGAGTCGTACTTTGCGTAAAAGTGTTTCTTTATCGTCGTCATGTCGTACCACGCACTCTGAAAGATTGCAGAACTGATACGGGCGAAGAACGATTTCCGAGCAGGGGTTGGTGCCAAACTCGTAGTTGGGGTCACGGTGCCCGTACTTCTCCACGGTTTTGCGCGCTGCTTCACGGTTAAAAATCCCCCGTTCACCGCTGTGAGAATTATAAAGTGATAACCACTCCTCCATGAATTTGCCGACTGTCGGCGTCTCGTTGTAGACCGCAGAGTTGTTTGCAAGCGCTCTGTGTGGCGCAGTGTCCCACCATGGACCAGCTTTAGCATGACGAATCCTTTCATCATCAAGATCAGATAACGAGATCATTGCAGAGCGGCGTACGCCGCCCACTACGACAACCTCACCAATTTTACACATCAAGTCGTGACACTCTAAGCTGTGCAGCTTGCGGCCTTGAGCATGTTTAAATGTTGCTACTGTAAATTCAAATAAATCAATTAATGGTTGTGGCCCGGAAGCTCTTCCACCAAATGTTTTGAGTCGTGCTCCGGCGGGGCGGACATTGGACACGTCCCACTTTGGAATTTCTCCAGACCAGAGGTGGGCGAGGAGTAGACGTAATGATTTGGCCCATCCTTCTTTGGAGTCGTGGACAGCAATCGTATGTTCCGAATCAAATAATTGGTCAGGCACTTCCGGCAAACAGTTGATGTATTTACTTTCGACGCTGAATCCCACCCCAGTTCCACAGAGCAAAATGAACATCGCCTCGTCAAATGATTTTGGATCATCAACGGGCAAATAACTGCAATTATATACGCAAGTATTGTCACGGTCGGCACTCTTTCCTGCAGTCATCATGGCACGCATGGACGGCATCAATTCAAGGTTAACGATAGAGTCATACAACTCTGCTTTCAATTCACTGTTACCAGTAATCGCTGGTGTACGACTAAAAATATAATCTACGAAACGTGTTACTGTCTCTGGCCAAGTCTCACGACGACCCTTGTCATCTTGATATCTGGCATAACGGCTGGCGGCAATGTATTCTTGATACTGATCCATTTATTATTCTCTATTGTTATTATGGTTGATAAAGGGCAAAAAAGGGTGAGCCAGTTTCTAGCCCACCCTCGCCCATCTACTGGGTACTACTAAACTTAAACTGCGAAGTCTGCAGCTGCGGATGTAGATCCGCCAAACTTCTCACCGTCTTCCAATTTCTGAACGTTGTTCAGACCAGCTGCGATACCTTTGGAGCCGCTTGTATCGTATGGATACAATGTGATTGATGCACGACCATAGCAACCTGAGTAAAACTCGCTGGTGTCAATGATTGGGTTCAAATCGGCGTCAACGATACCTGGCTTTTCATTGGAGCTGGCGTTGATGAAATAGTGACCTGCATAAGCTGGGTCATCTTTCTCGGCATCACCGTCGCGTAAGCCACCCTTAAGAGTCTTAGGAATTGAGCCACCCCAGACGTTTGCGTTAGCTGTCTTGGTCTCTTCAAATGCCTTCTTAAAGCGGTTTACTGTGTCTGTGTCAGACTTAGGGATCAAGATTGAAACTGAGTACTTCAGTGTGCCGTTAGGTGTCTCAGCAGGCTGGAACACGTTAGCGTAAGAGAAACGTACTTTACCAGTTACAAACTTGGTTTTTAATGATTTTGATGCCATTATGATTAATTCCTTTTTAACATAAAGACTGGACTTCAGTTGGGGCCAGTCTGTCTACCCATACTGCTACTAATACGCAAATCTACTACTTAATATTTCACGATGTGATAAACTTATGCGTCGTACAAAATGCCTAAATTACTCATCGCTTGTTTCATTGCCAGGGCCCTGATAAAGTCTGTTAAATACTCAGGCTCTTCAATTACCTCCGGCTCTTCTGCTACTATATCTAAAATTTCGTCAATTGATTCTCGTAATTGGCAGACACCCTCACGGTATCCGCTGCCAGGTAGAGTATCAAAGTCTTTTAAAAACTTATCAATCAATATGTCCGGCACCTCAAACTCCGAACCATAGCACTCTACCACCATATTGCCTCCTAAATTTTTAATGCTGCTAATATTAGTCCTATGTTACCAATGACGTATCCAAGAAAAGATAAACCAAATCCAATCTCATTGTTTCTAAAAAAGTTAATCGCAACAACAAAATAAACTACAGCAATAAACCCCATCAGCCATGTGTTCATGCAAAGTCCTCCTTCGCATCTTCTTTTACTTTTACCAGCTTTGGCTCACCCTCTGGACGCAACACTAACTCGCCTAGCCAAGCCGCTACTTGCTTGTTAATTTTTTCCAGTGAGGAGATTGATTTGAGCTTTGGAGGCTCCCAAATAACTTGTGGGTCCATACCCTTCTCAACCAAAACGGTGGCCGCCAGGGCCGTGTCTGCGATCTTACGGTGGGTCTTTGTGGTGCCCAGCTTGTATCCGGGTGGCACAATGTTTTCCTGTACTGCCCGGGTTAGTGCGTACTCTTCTACGTCATTGACCCAAGTCTTTAACTGCTGCGCTTTTGAGATTACTAGACTGATCTCGTCATCGTCTAGTAACGGCGGCGCTTTGAACTCTTGCTTAGCGAGTTCTGTATTGAAGTCGCTGCGCGCTCTGCATTGCGCTTTTGCACGACAGAAGCCACACCACTCACCTGGGAGGAACTCTCCGGATCCGCTCCAAGCCTTTTTAGCTTTAGGTCTGACATAGTAGGCAGCCCAGTCAAGTAACTTTGCCAAGGAGGTGCCATCAGTTGAAATGCTGTCCAAGCGAGGCTGATGGATTGTGTACTCGACTTCTTTGATTTCTGGATACTCTTCTTTAAATTTTTCAAATGCTCCGAGAGCATATAATCTAAGTTGAGGATTGTCAATTGCCGAGACGGGTATGCCCTTGCCAAACTTAAGATCAATAACTCGAATTTTGTGTTTAGATAATATGACAACGTCTGCGGTGCCAAACCCGTCAGGAATATACTCAGAGAAGTCCACGCGTTGCTCAAATAGCGGAACATCGCCTTCACCAATTTGGGAACGAACGTATAGTACATAATTATCGACGTTAGCCTCGAAATCGTCATTGTAATATTCTGTTGCTTTAATGATCGCTTCTTCATGCTGATACTCCTCAATTCCAATTTGTCCAAAATGGTGTCTTAGTTTTGCCTCCGCCAATGCGTGCGCCATGGTGCCTTCTTGACTGAAGTCAAATGCGCCTGAGGCTTTCTTTTGTTCGGGGAGTGTTGCCTCTAATCTTGCGCTGGGGGTACAGGATAGCCATCGTTTGGATCCTGATGCGCTTAGGAGTGCGTGTGCGGTCATGTTAGCCTTTTTAGTCTGTTTATCTGTACATTTACTAATACGCAAAAAAGGACTCTTTAGAGTCCTTTTCTTAATTATATTTTTCTAAGTATTTCTGGGCGGATTTTAAAATATCAATTGAATCGTTAAGGTGCCCTATTCCAAGGTTACATTTTCGACAAAGGATGCCCCGTATTTTATTTGTTTTGTGGCAATGATCTACGCATACATTATGTGTTGTTTCTAAATCAGATTCACAAATAGCACACTTGCCGTTTTGTGCGTCTATCATAGCTTGTTTTTGCTCGATAGTTAACCCATAACGTTTTTTGTAATTATTTCTTTGAATTGTAGGAGCCCGTCTTTCTTTGTTTTCTAGGTTCCATTTTGTTGCTCTGTTGATTATGTTTTCTTTTTGCTCTGGATTTTTTGAAATCCAATTGCCGTAGTTTTGCTTACAGCACAATTTACAATGTACCTGTAACCCATCTTTTGTTGTGTGTTTTTTAGAAAACTGAGATAGCGGCTTTTGCTCGCCGCATTTTGGGCACTTCTTCATTTGATACTCCTAACAGTGTGGGTGAACTAGCCGGTAGTTAGGTACCGGCAGGGGAGCTACCCCGTTCGTTCATTGATGGTTACAACTTTAATGCTGCAATTAGATCCGATACTTCTTTGTTAAAATCAATTGCTACTTCTTGTTTTATATTTTGTTTAACATCCAAACGTTCACGATAATCGTCGGGGTACTGTCCTCGCAATGCAATTTCAGCGACCCTAGAATTAAATCCTTTATTGTCGATGTTTGCCAACATCATATTTTCCCAATATGCCTGACCATACGTTGTGGCCAGTGACATAGTTTCAGAGAAAAATTCATCATCTTTTTTCCACTTTGCCGCAGTGTCTTTGCTAATACCGATAGCCGCGTACATGGCTTTTTGAGACGCGCCTTGTTTACCAAGTTCTATGACAATGTCTGCCATTTCTTTAGTAAATGTCTTTTTATTTGCTGGAGATTTTTTAGCTGCCACACTTCCACCTTTTCAGAGCTGCTGCTTTTCTTGTTGGTTTGCCGTTCTCGTCCTTCATCGGACCTTTTACGCCGGACATACGAGCACAGAATGAATCCTTACGTGCGCCACCTTGTGGTTGTGGTGCTTTTAAATGTGAGCCAGTGGCTGCGTTATACTTAGCACGACCCTTGGCGGTAAGCCCAGCACCCTTAGATGCAGGCAGCTTTTCACCACGGCCAATTGCAAGCGATACACTTTTTTTCTTGGTTGCCATTACTTCTTTTTCTTTGCTGTCTTGGCAGATTCAATAAATGCCTGCTTGGTTGGGGCACCAAGGGTGCCCGGCTTGCGCATACGTTCACCAGAGCCTTCTTTGATACGCTCTCTCTTTTTTTGGATATTGGCGTATAGGCCGGGTTTAGTTGCCATGATTGTAAAGTTTTCCTAAATGATTGTAAAGTTATTGGCGGCATTGAGGATGCTCGTTTAATACCGCAGTGGCTTACGGAACCACTGCAACGCTGCCGTAAGCCAGCGTCAAGGACCTTCAGCTCTGGTACCAATACGGCTGATGACTAACTAACTCACGAACCGCTTATTAAGCTGCCGCCAGCGAAGTCTGGGTTAATCATCATGCGTATTGGTCCCGTTTCCGGGACCTACTGCTTAAAATATTACTGATAC